TCACGTACACCGACATAGACGGCGTTACGCAGACTTTGGCGGCATCGCAGTATGTTGTGGATAGTATCAGCCGCCCCGCGCGGATTGAAGAGGCTTACGGCGTGACGTGGCCTTCTACGCGCGGTCAAATGAACGCTGTTAAGATTCGCTTCGTAGCGGGGTATGGCGCGGCGGCGGATGTACCAGCGTGCATCAAGGATTGGATGCTGTTCCAGATCAATACGATGTGGGAAACGCGCACCCAATTCACCATCTCTACGGGCCGCGCCGCGTTGACGCAGATACCGAACCAGTATATTGATTCAATCATGGACGCAGAGCGCGTTACGGGGAGGGTGTGATGGTTTGGGACGGTGGGAGACAACTAATTACGATAAGCGATGGCGCACAAGTTGACGCTTTTGGTCGTTTACGTACGGGACAACCGTTCGGCGTATATGAATCCAAGTTAATCTCCACGAGGAAGCGCGAGCATTGGGAAGAGCGTTTGTGGGGTGTAATTCTCGCGCATGGTACAGTGACAGGGCCAGCATTCGTAGTTGGAAATACTGTGACTGGCGGCACTTCGGGCATGACTGGCACGATTACCGCCGTAGGGACGGGCAACATAACCGTATCGGTCAAAAATAACGATTGGACAGACGGGGAGACGCTAACCAGCGCGACCTCTTCAGCGGCACTAACTACCCACAACACCGGCGCGGATTTGACGTACAACTATTATTCTGCAAGCTGTACGTTATCCGTTGGTACAGTTATCGGGCAGCGCGTAGTTCGACAAACCGATAGGTACTTCCCCTATGTAGCCGGATATTCGCAACTTATCAACATGACGGAGACATTTGGCGCGGCGAAAGTGGGGCTGCGCCAAACGGTTATGTACGGCGATGACCTCAATGGTTATGGCCTCGTGCTGGACAATCTCACGCTAAACATCTTGCTTAGAACCAATACATCTGGCACTGCCGTTGATACGCTGATACCGCAGTCAACTTGGAACATAGATAAACTTGACGGTACTGGCAATTCAAGAGTTACGTTAGACCCTACGAAAAGCCAGATCAGCGGATTTGATTTTCAATGGCTCGGTGTAGGCCGCAGACGTGTGGCGCTGAACATAGACGGACAACTGATCGCGGTACACGCGATAAACCACGCGAATCACGCGACAGGCGTGTATATGCGCACGCCAACCTTGCCAGTTCGATACGAGATCGAGAACAAGGCGACGACAGCATCAGCATCGTCGCTCGAACAGATTTGCTGTTCGGTAATGAGTGAAGCGGGGTATGCACTGCCCGGAGAAGAGTTCTCGGTATCGCACACATGGGCGCAAGAACGCACCATAAGCACTCGCGCACCTGTGTTGGCTCTTAGACTCAAGACTGCATTCCCCACGGGGCAACCAAATCGTAGGCAATTGCGATATTTGGACATTCAGGGCTTCACTCGGCTAAATGACACAATGTTTGAACTGGTGCATGTGCATAATCCGCTGACGATGACGGCTACGTGGGCTGATGTTGACACGGGTTCGAGTGGAGCCGAATATTCGGTGGATATTAGCGCATTGACTGCTGAACATTTCCACGTAGTGCAGCATTTGCATGTTCCAGCAAGTGCTGGGGATAAATCGAATGCCGTTGATATAACGTCAGAAATGGTCAACCAGCATTCGTATGTAACGCAAAATTTTGAAAGCGATAATTCGCAAATGTTCGTAATATACGCTACATCTAGGACAGCATCCGCCGCCGTATGCGCACACTTTGCTTTTTTGGAATCGGAATAAACAGGGGGTATAGATGCAAAACGGTGAACATCTCAATGTCAATATGCTTTTGGGCGTAGCTCTCGGAGTTTACCCTGAAAAGACCCGATTCAATCGCCCTTGTCAACGCACGGCAACGGTTCAGAATGTGCGCGTCGATCTTTGGGACGGCCCGACGGGGGAGTATGTTTTCCCTGCGAGTGCTATCCAAATGGAAGTTGTATCGGGGAATGCCGCCGATGCGGCGGCTGGCGCTGGTGCGCGTACTGTGCATATCCACTATCTAGACGCGAATTACATGGAGCAAGTAGAGACAGTGACGCTAAACGGCATAACGCCGGTTAATACCGTTGCCACAAACATCCGCCGCATAAATGGTTTTCACGTGGTTACGGCGGGCGCGAATGGTGTAGCTACAGGCCCGTTATCCGTTCGCGCGGTTGGTGGCGCGGTAACATACGCATTTATTCCGGCAGCGCGAAATCGTAGCAGGCATCCGGTATTTACCGTCCCTGCGGGCAAAACAGGGTATATTTCGCAATGGCAAGGGTCGTCAAATTCCGCGGCAGGGACGCACATGGCTAATATAGACATACGCGCAACGGCATTCGATGGTGTATTAATTCCTGGCATATTCTTGTATCAAGACGGAGTGGCTTTGCAGAACGGCGCTGCTGAGGTGCATTTGGACATACCGCTTAAATTCCCCGCCACATGCGACATTAAAATGTGCGCCGTGTCTGATTCAGCTATCGCTAACGCTACCGCAGTAGGTAATTTTATTGGGTGGTACGAATGACACAAAAATGGAACCCTGACGGTATTTGGCAAGGCGAGACGGTAGCCATTCTCGGCGCTGGCCCTGACATGACCGAAGAGCTTGCGGCAACCTCAAAAGGCTACAAGACAATCGCCGTGAACCGCGCCGTAAAGTTCGCGCCATGGGCGGATATGTTCGTAGCCCTTGACCCGCACCACCCATTTTGGGAAGAGGCTGACAATGTTGGGTTCAAGGGCATCGCGGTGTGCGGTATCGAGACTGACGACTACCCTGATGCGAAGTACGCGGGGATGCTATCGGAACGTGTGACAATTGCGCCAGGACACACCATTGAAATCCGCAATAACGCGCTTGCAGCTTTCCGAATTGCTATCCGTTCAGGGGCGCAGAAAATCATCCTTCTCGGATTCGATACAACGCGCTATGAGGAAATCCACGCGCACACGGGCTTCTACGGCCTTACGCAGGGGCTTGAGCAGATCATAATGGAAGCCGTTGCGAAAGGTATTGAGATTGAATTGGTAAACTCGCCAGTGCAAAAGCCAGGCACACGCCCGCCGCGTCGTGGTGAGTTGGTAGACCCAAAGACATTTCCCGTTCGGAAGAAAAAACCTGTATAATGGCCGACATTATGGACGCATACAATGTCGCACTTCGGAATAATGCTACCGGCGAGATCAGGCTGATAGCGCACCCTTCCCCTTGGGGGAAGGATAGTGATTACCTTTGGACTGAAGGTAACTACAGCTGCGATTGTAACCGACACCTGCTATTTGAGAGAGATAAAGGTTTTGAACCGGACGCCGCCGATGTGAAATGCGGCGATGTCAAATATTCGGCGCTTTACGCGACACTATCGGACGGAACGCATATTGACCTTGACGGTGACAAATAATGGACATTGGGAAGCTCAACAAACGCGCCACAATCGAGAAGCGGGTAGTAACCCAAGACCCGATCTACGGCACGGACGTTATCACTTGGCAAACGCTCGACACGCGCTGGTGCAATATTCAAGACGTGCTGCCTAGCCGCGACGAGCAGATACGCCAAGGCATCGCCGCAACGACCGTCAAGGCGCGCATCCGGTTCAGGTATTGCTCGGACATTGACACGTCCATGCGGATTCGCGTAGCGCGGCCTACGCCGCAGATTTGGAACATCATCGGAGGCCCCGCCGAAGTAGGAAACCGCGACGGGGTTGAGTTTATGATCGAAAGGAACAGTGTGACGCCATGAAGATACGGATTAGAAATGACAAAGGTGTCGGCTTCGGGACTTCCATACTTACCGACGACGGAGTTGATATATCAAATAATGTTTCCACCGTGGACATACGCATACGGCCTGATGAAATAATTGTGGCTTGCGTGGAAATCGGGCCTTTGACTCTTGACGTATTGGCTGAACTTTGTTTCACTGAGGAACATTTGCGAGATATAGCAGGCACGATGGGTTACGATGTAATACCGATAGGGAGGTAGTCATGCACGACTTTATTATGATATTAGTATTTGTAGCTGGGTTTGCGATTCTTGCCTCGCAGATTACTGTTGTGTACCTGATAATGAAGGGATTGTCCGTACAAGATCGCGTTGACGCGCATTTGCGTGCTAAAAACGCGCGACGGGGTTGAATTTATGATCGAAAGGAATAGCGTGACGCCATGACAGCTACGGTAAAAATGTCCGAAATTGCCCGTGAGTTGACGATGAACGTGCGAGTTACAGGCTTGAAGATGTTTAGCGTTCGCATGTGGATTGGCCTGCGGGTCATGCGAATCGCAGCGGCAATTATTGGTTGCAAAAGCAGAATCGACGTGGACATGCCATGAGTGACGACGTTCACGTTACTGGTTTGCGAGAACTCAACGCTTTCCTGCAAGCCCTACCCGTAAAAATGGAAAGGGCAATTCTGCGCGCCGCATTGCGCAAGGGCGCTGCGGTAATCGCAGAACAAGCTAAAACCAACGTGCCAGTGAACAAGCCGAGCGATACAAACCTGAAAAAGTATGGCGGCTACGCGGGGGCGCTGAAAGACAGCATCCGTATCGGTTCGCGCGCTAAGAAAGGCACGGCTATAGGCTACGTTCGCGCGGGCGGGCAAAAGACCAAAAAGGGCGCTGACGTTTACTATGCACACTGGGTTGAGTACGGCACGAAGCCGCACGCAAACGGGCGGCGCGGGCATCACCCAGGAGCTAGGCCTCATCCGTTTCTGCGCCCCGCCGCCGATACCGAGCAATCCCGCGCGGTGACCGCTGTCGGAAACTGGATTAAGCACAGGCTTGAGCAACGTAATTGGGATGTAGCTGATGTTGAGGTGGCCGAAGAATGAGCGACGCGATAGCCGTAGCACGATACAAGCTGGTGAACAACGCCAATCTCATAGCAGCTATCCCTGCTACGAGCATCTACGCCGGTATCACCCCACCCAATGCGACAGCGCCATGTATCGGCATATCCAGCATCAGCACAGTGCAGCGCAACACGGTATCCATGAACAGCACGACGTATTACGCAACCGAGCGCGTCCAGGTGACGGTGTACGCCAAAACATATCCATTGCAAAAGTCGTATATGGCGCTCATTCGCGCCGCGTTAGGCAACGCCAACGGGGTTATCAATGGCGTAACTTGTGATTCGATAATCCCCGCTGGCGATGGCCCTGACATTTTTGACGATGTGCTTGTGGTTTATGAACAATCGCAGGATTTTATGATTTCATACAGCCGTTAAGCGAATTTAGCATTTCCGAGTAAATATTTCGCGTATACCCGTACACGGTATATTTGTCCTCCATCGCTCTTTTCAGAAGCGACACAACAGCGTAAAGTTCGGCCATAGATTGTATTGTTATGGTAATTGGCTCAAACATCTCTGATTGTTCAATTTTCATTTCGTATCATCCTTCAAGAAGTCAATGGTTGGGGCTTCTTTCCGCAGCGCGTAGTAGTCAATCTGAGCCTTGGCGGAATTGATGATCTTGCCCGACAGATTAGCCAACGATTCGGCTGCTTTTACGTCGATTTCACCAGCTTTCAGCTTTGCGAAAACATCAGCCAGTTCGTTGCGGAGTTCAGTTACGTTTTTCATTTGTGTTTCCTTTCGCGGTTTTAAGTTCACGTTTAATTAAGATTT